CGGCGAAACTGGCAACCGCGCCGGTTGCAGTGCAGCGGCAAGCGGTCGATGATCCCAAGAAAGCGGATGAATAGGAGAATGCCGCCAGCGATGCCAAGGTCAAGGAAATCCGGGAAACGGCGAAGGAAGAACGTAAAGCTGCAAATGAAGAAAAAAAACAGGAACGGGTTGCTGATATTGAACAGCAAGCAGCGGCGATTGATGAATCGTTGCCGGGGATTCCTATCGGGCCGTTTCATGTGATTAGCCTCGACCCGCCATGGCCGTATGGAACGCAATACGACCCGGATGCACGGCGGGCCGCTAATCCGTATCCTGAAATGAGCTTGGAACAGATTAAGGCGATTGAACTGCCTGCTGCTGATGATTGTGTGTTGTGGCTCTGGACGACGCATAAGTTCATGCGCCATTCCTTTGAGTTGTTGGATGTATGGGGCTTCCGGGATGTGGCGATTGTGACCTGGATCAAAGACCGGATGGGGTTAGGGTCATGGCTTCGCTCACAGTCAGAATTTTGCATTATGGCAACCAAGGGCAAGCCGCCGATCACCTTAACAAACCAGACGACCGTGATTCATGGGCCGTTACGGGAACACTCCCGCAAGCCAGACAGCTTTTATGAGATGGTGAATGGGCTATGTGTCGGCGCAAAGCTGGATTATTTCAGCCGTGAAAAGCGCGAAGGCTGGGCGCAAGTCGGGAATACCCCGGAACTGTTTAAGGAGGTCGCGCCATGAACGTCAATGCACGGGGATTTTTGGCGCTGGCTACGACTCGCAAAGGGGAATTTGCCGAGGATATTTTGTTGAAACTGATGCGGGATGGGGGCTGCAATATTTATCGCCCGACTGAAAAAGACCGCGCACATCCGATTGATATGTTTGTGATGCCCGGACAAACCATGCGCATGTTTGCAGCGGACGTGAAAGCAAAGCCTAAGCGTAGTAATTACCCGGACACGGGCATTGATGTCCGTCATTGGGGCAAATACTGCCATATCAATACCTATCAGCACACGCCTGTTTTTCTGTTCTTTGTGGATGAAGATTGCGGACAGATTTATGGGAATTGGCTGGAAATCCTGAACAAGCCAATCACGGTCACGCATAACGGAAAGCGGATTGATTACCCAAAATTAGAAGGGAACATTATTTATTTCCCCATGGAAAAAATGATTCAGATCGGAAATATCTCGTCTGATGATATTGAGAAGCTACGCAGCCTCAGCACTCGCGGCTATCAATATCAGCACAACAATCAAGATGAAATCACTTATGAGAAACCCGCATGAAAACCCTCGAATTCCTTGAACTGCTCGCCATTGCCATTGGCCTGCCATTCGTGATTTTTATCGCCGGGCCGTTGGCCGTGGCGTTTCTGTTGATTCGGCTCATAGAGGTCTTCGCATGATCGTGACTTTGGAAATGTTTCAATGGGCGAAGTCCTTGATGGTGTGCGCGACCGCCCATCAATGCCCGAAAGAGGAGCCGTGCTTTCACCTGGCACAGTCCGTCATTAACGCCTACGAAGCGCAGGAACACAGCGCGGCAATGGATCGGGCGGACGCGACGGATGAGGTGGTGTATTTCGCGCCGCCAGCAGTGGCCTGGGAATGGCGTCAACCGGATTGGGATGCCGCATGATTTCACAAATCCAACTCGTGAATGTGATTTGCCAAGCCATTAGCGACCACGGCAACCCCTCGCTGCTGGGCCGACAGCTCAACGCCATCATCCGGGCCGCCGATGACATTCTGGCCGAACTGCGAACGCCTGAGCGCGTGGTGATGCCGGGAGCTGGGTTATATGACTGGGTGACCAGTGATCGCACCGGCAGCAGCAGTCTCTGGATGGCAAAGACCCTGGCCGGGCATCGGAGTGGGCCGCCAGCGAAGTACGCCTATCCCCATGACCCATCCGATTTTAACCGCTGTCTGGGGTTGCTGGACGCCTGCCCGGAATTGCGAGAGCGGTTGCCGGAGATGGCCGCGACCGGGCCGGAGTGGGCTGCACTGGTTGCGCATTGGGACGAACTGGAGGCGCTGTTTCGGGAAGAAGCGCCGACCGGCCAGGGTCCCCGGTTGTGGGCGCGGATGCAGGAATTGTTGGGGGATGCGGCTTGAAAATCACTCTGTTCCTGCTGGGTCTGGTGACCGGATTCGGGCTGGGCTTTGCGCTGGCCGCCTGGGCGCTCTATGAGCCGGTGCCGGTCGGGCCTGCCAAGTATGCGCTCACCCGTTCCGCCGGGCCGGTTCCGGTGTATGCCATGGACGGGACGCAAAAGCTGTTTCGCATTGAGTGCATCAGCGAGTCGGAAAAGGATTGTCCACAACCGACTCGAATTCCCGCGCCCGGTACGGCGGGATTGCTGTTGGCTGGATTGGGATTGTTAATCAGGAGTCGCGTATGAAATCGACACTCATGTCAGTCACTGCGGTTTATATGCAAGACGGCGATGGTGATCAGGACGCTGATCAGACACTCACCTTGACCATGACGCATTGCGGCGCAGGGCCGTATCTCGTGGTTGAAACCGAGCGGTGGGCATTGGATTGTCCGAAAGAGATGAATCGACTGGTCAAACAATTTGCGGCGCAAGTTGAATATTTGTTCGATGCGAGTCAAGGCGTATGAACGATCCGCCCTTCGTCTACTGCTACGGCATCGGCCCGGAACACAAGCCGTGTTTAGTCCGGCAGCACTGCCAGCGCCATACCCGATTGCGCCAAGTGCCGTTTCATATCCCCGCGAATCCCCGCTGGCATGTTTGCCAGTCGAGCGGTGATCACTACCTCCCCGTGGAGCGGGCGAATGAAGACGTTTGAATCTGAGTTGCAAAGCCAGATTCTGGAATACCTGGCCCATGAAATGGCGCGGGGCCGGGTGGGATGGTTTTGCCGGGTCAACGGCGGGGCGGTGAAAGTCGGCGCTGATTATGTCCGGTTTTACGAACTGCATCTTCCGGGACATGCCGGGCGCTCGAAAGGCAAGGCCGATATTGAGGGCTGTTTAGGGAACGGGAGCGCCTTTCCGGGCCGGTATTTTGCGCTGGAAGTGAAAAGCGCAACCGGACGGGCGACGCTCGAGCAGCGGGAGTTTCTAGCTGCCGTGCGGGAAGTCGGCGGGATTGGGGCAACGGTGCGCAGCTTTGAAGATGTGCGCTCCGTCCTGTTCGGGGAGATGGACCCGGAACGGGACCAGACCCCGTATGAGGCGCGGGTATGAATGCGCCCTGGGGCTATCGGATTGACCGGCCTGCCCCAGTGGGTCATCGCTGGAAGCACGTCCAGAGCGGGAACGTGGTCAAGGTGCAGCCGGTGTGCGGCTGTATGCACCCGATTCACGAGTTGCAAGTGTCATGGGCGGATGATCCAGTCAAACGACCTTGCGGCGTGTGTGCGGATTGGGAAGCGCCGCACCATGAAAAAACCTGCCATGATTAGCAGGTCTGATGTATTCTGTGCGCACCTGCCGGGCTTTGCGAGAGTCCGGCAGGCACTTGAAGTTCAACCTGAGTGAGAGGTTTAACCACCATGAATGATGTTACCACATCAGGCGTATTGTCGCCTGCATCCTACCAAGACTTCATCTCCTCCAAGCTGTCCCTGCACGTTCCGGTGGGGTTCACGCCTTCTGATTTATCCCGCTATGGCCTGTTTGATTTCCAGGAAGCCATTGTCGATTGGGCGGTCAAGCGCGGGCGGGCGGCGATCTTTGCGGATACCGGGCTTGGCAAAAGCGCAATGCAATTGGCCTTTGCGGATCAAGTCGCTACGCAGACCGGCAAGCCCGTCATCATCTTAGCGCCGTTGTGCGTTGCGCAGCAGACGGTTCGGGAAGCGCAGCGCATCGGGATTGCCGATTGCCGGTATGCGCGCACCAAGGCGCTCGTGATCGGTTCCCGTATCGTCGTAGTGAACTACGAAATGTTGGAACACTTCGCCGGGGTTGAATGGGGCGGCGTGGTGCTGGATGAAAGCAGCATTCTCAAATCGTTTGAAGGGAAAATCCGCAACGCCATCATTAGCCAGTTCGCCGATACCGATTACCGATTAAGTTGCACCGCCACTCCTAGCCCGAATGATTTTATGGAATTGGGCAATCAGGCGGAATTTTTAGGCGTGATGAGCCGAACGGAGATGCTGGCGCAATTCTTCATCCATGACGGAGGCGATACCAGCCAATGGCGCTTGAAGGGCCACGGAAAAACGGTTTTCTGGCAGTGGATGTCCACATGGGCCGTTTGCATTCGCAGTCCAGCCGATCTGGGTTTTGACGGATCGCGCTATATTCTCCCTCCCCTGAATACCTACCAGCATACCGTTGATGCGCCGTTTGTTCCCGACAATCAACTGTTTTCTACCGTCGCTCTCACGTTGAATGATCGGCGCGCCGCTAAACGGGTCAGTATTGCAGATCGGGTTAAAGCGGCGGCGGATTTGGTCAATGGCAATTCGGAAAAGTGGATTGTTTGGTGTCATTTGAATGACGAATCCACAGCACTGACCAAAGCCATTCCCGACGCAATAGAAGTCACCGGCTCCATGTCCTCCGCTGAGAAAGAGAAGCGGATTATGGCGTTTATCAACGGGGAATCCCGCGTCATTATCAGCAAGGGCTCGATTATGGGGTTTGGGTTGAACCTTCAGTTGTGCGCGCGCATGGCCTTTGTTGGACTCGATGATAGCTATGAGGCGTATTACCAATCAGTCAGACGCTGTTACCGATTCGGGCAAACCCGTCCGGTTGAGGTGCATATCATTTCATCGGAAGGGGAAGGCGCGATCTTGAAAAACATCGAGAGGAAAGCGGCACAGGCGCAGGAAATGAGCGCGGCCATGGTGGAACATATGCGGGAGTTTTCGCAGCGGGAAGTCTGCGGCGCGCATCGGGAAACGAATGACTATGTGCGGGATGTGGCGGGCGATGAGGATTGGACGCTGCACTTAGGGGATTGCGTGGATGTGGTTTCCGAAATGGAATCCAACTCGATTGGCTATACCATTTTCAGCCCGCCCTTTGCGTCGCTGTACACCTATTCTAACAGCCATCGGGACATGGGGAATTGTCGCGGGCATTCGGATTTTTACCAGCACTTCCGCTTTCTGGTCGATGAGCTGTTGCGGGTGACTCAAGCGGGGAGGCTGCTGAGTTTCCATTGCACCAATATCCCGATGATGAAAGGTCGGGATGGGCAAATCGGTATTCATGATTTTCGCGGCGAAATGATTAAGCTGTTTGTGGATGCCGGCTGGATTTTTCATAGCGAAGTGGTGATCTGGAAAGACCCGGTCACGGCTATGCAGCGGACAAAAGCACTGGGCCTGCTGTACAAGCAACTGCGTAAAGATTCCTGCATGTCGCGCATGGGGATTCCTGACTATCTAGTGACCATGCGGAAACCCGGCGTGAATCATGATCCGGTGACGAAAACCCATGACGGATTCCCGGTGAGCTTGTGGCAGCAATACGCCAGTCCGGTATGGATGGATGTGAATCCGACTCGCACACTGCAATACCGGGCGGCGCGGGACAACGATGATGAGCGGCATATCTGTCCGTTACAGTTAGACGTGATTGAGCGTGCCATTGAACTGTGGAGCAACCCGGGCGATGTCGTTTGCAGTCCCTTTGCCGGAATCGGCAGTGAAGGTTACGTCGCGTTGCAGATGGGCCGGCGCTTTGTGGGCGCGGAACTCAAGCGCAGCTATTTTGAGGTGGCCTGTCGGAACTTAGCGGCTGCTCATTCAATGCAGGGCGGGCTGTTTGCTGAGGATGAGGAGCCGATCAATGCAGCCGCATAGCTCCTCATTTTCCCTGCGTCCCTATCAACTCCATGCCGTGGCGCAAGCCCGCGCGCTCATGGCGGAAGGCAAGCGATCCATCTGTCTCGTTGCCGCGACAGGTAGCGGCAAGACCTGTATCGCCGCCCATATCATCCATAGCGCACTTGCCAAGAATCGCCGAGTGCTGTTTCTGGCCCATCGCCGGGAATTGATTGACCAGTGCGCGGCGAAATTGCGGGATTTGGGAATCTGGAATTACAACGTCGTTTTGAGCGGCCATCCGCAATCGCGCAATCCGAATGCGCCGATGCAGATAGCGTCTATCCAAACCCTGATTAGGCGGGAGTATCCGCCAGCGGATTTGGTGATCGTCGATGAAGCGCATCACAGCGCGGCGGGGCAATACCAGACCCTGCTGGCGAATTATCCCGACGCTTACGTGTTGGGCTTGACCGCCACACCCGAGCGATTAGACGGCAAAGGGCTGGACGGGATTTTCCACGATCTGCTGGAGGTAGCGACCGTCCCGGAATTGATTGACAGCGGATTTTTGGTTGCGCCGACGTGCCTGGGGCCGTCGCCGGAAATGGCGGCGCAACTCAAGGCCACCTTGGCGACGGTGAAAGTCCGCTGCGGGGATTATGCGGAAGGCCAGTTAGGCGAGGCGATGGATAACGCGACGCTCGTCGGGGACATCGTGGCCCATTGGCAAGAGTGGGCACCGGGCCAGCGCACCATCGTTTTTGCCGCGTCGATTCTGCACAGCCAACACATCATCCAGCAATTCACCGAGGCCGGGGTTGCTGCCGCGCATCTGGACGGCGGCATGGCGACGCCAGAACGCGAGCGGATATTAAGCGCCTGGCGACGGGGTGATCTTCAAGTCGTGAGCAACTGCCAGATTCTCACGGAAGGCTTTGACTTCCCGGAACTCTCTTGCTGCATTCTGGCGCGGCCTACGAAGAGCGTTGCTCTTTTCCTTCAAATGTGTGGTCGGGTTTTACGCACGGCAACCGACAAGTCCGGCGCTTTGATTTTGGATCATGCCGGCAACATTTTAGAGCATGGCCCGCCGCATATTGAGCGGGTCTGGACGTTGCAAGGCGCGTCCAAGAAACGGAAAGTGGAGAAAACCCATGCCTGCTTTTTACCGGGTTGCGGGGCGCTGTTTGTCGAGCGGGACGCCGGGGCGGTCTGGTGGGTTGCCGCCACGCAGCCGGGGATCGTGGACAGCTACCGCTTCATGGCGAAAAAGTTTGAACGGATGGATCGCAGCAGCGCCGATTTTTCCCAGGAGGCGAAGCTGCTGATCTGTCCAGCCTGCTCTCACGCCAGTTGCAAATTCTGCGGGAGTTTCATTCAGCCGCCCTCCGCGGATTCGCATGATCGGCTGGTGTGTGCGCATTGCGCCGGGGAATACAGCAGCGACCGTCAAGAGCAGGAAGATCGGGAGAAGCGGAAACCGCCGGAATGCGCGGACGGGAATCTGGTGCTGATGGACGGGGCCGGGCCGGCGACGGACAAGATCAAGGTGAAAAACGAATATAACCGCCTGCTGAATGTTGCCAGGGAGAAAGGCTACAAGCGCGGCTGGGTGTGGTGGCAGTTGAAAGAGCGTTTCAGCGAAGACCAGTTGCGGGCCGGGTTGCCGTTTCACCGCGCAGAGTGGTGGCGGAAAGGAGCTGCGGAACATCAGGGGAAACAGCTATGAACGGCGCAACACAAGAGCAAGACATCCGCGCCGCACTGGCCTATCTCAATCCCGATGACCGGGAGGAATGGGTGAAGGCCGGCATGGCGATCAAGGCCGGCCTGGGTGAATCCGGCTATGGCGTCTGGAATGACTGGGGTCAGGATAGTCCCGCTCACAAGGAACGCGACGCGCAGACGGTCTGGAGGAGCTTCAAGCGCAATGGCGTGGGCCTGGGTACGCTGTTTTCCATGGCCGGTGAACGCGGCTGGCAATGCCAACATCCCCGATCCGGGCTTGGCTCGCATGCTACTAGCGGCCCGGAACAGAAAGCCGCGTGGATTTGGGAACACGCGACGCCCGCGCCGGCGGATCATCACTATCTGCTGCGCAAGGGCGTCAAGAGCTACGGGCTACGGCTGCATAAGGAATCGCTAGTCGTCCCGCTGCGCAACGTGGCGGGCGAACTCAAGACGCTGCAATTTATCCTGCCGCAACCGAAGAACGGAACCGATAAGCTGCTGCTGAAAGACGGCGTGAAGGTCGGCGCGTTTTTCACTATGGGCCGCCTGCCGGGCGCAAAAGTGGCGCTGTTGTGCGAAGGCTATGCGACCGGAGCCAGTCTCCATGAGCATACCGGATTGCCCGTGGTGGTGTGCATTGACGCCGGGAATTTGGAGCCGGTTGCGAAGGCGTTACGGGCCGTGCATGTGCGGTTGCGGCTGCTGATCTGCGGGGACAACGACGCCCACAAGCCCGGTGGAAATACCGGGAAGGACAAGGCCAGGGACGCAGCCCACAGCGTCATCGGCGGCGCCGGTTGGTGCATTCCCGATTTCCTGCTGGCTACGGATGCGGAACTGATGGAGGAAACCGGCGCTCACCCGACGAAGGCGCAACGCACGGCGGCACTGGCGGCGATTCGGCAACGGGACAGTCAGCGGTATGAATCGGAAAAGCCGACTGATTTTAACGATTTGTCCCGCTGGTGTCGGGGTGTCGAGCGGCTGAAATCTCAGATTGAATCCGCACTGGACGCTATCGGAACGATTGAAGTCCGGGCCGGGGATTTGGTGCGGATTGTCCGGCAAGCGGAAGCCGAGTTGATTTTCGGCGGCGGGGTTTACCAGCGCAGCGGTGATCTGGTGCGTCCAGTCCGCCATGATGCCGTGGCGGGGCAAGCGGCGGGATTGGCCGGGTTGCCGCCGGGCGCGTTGCGGTTGTGCGAAGTCACCACGCACTGGCTGACCGAGCGGTTTGCGACCGTGGCGACCTGGAAACGGTTTAGCGAGACCACGCAGACGTGGAAAGCCGTTGACCCGCCGGAACAGTATTCAAAAACGTATCTGGCGAAAACCGGCCAGTGGCGAGCGCCGGTACTGACGGGCGTCGTGGAAGCGCCCACGCTGAGACGGGACGGGACGCTGCTGAACAAGCCCGGCTATGACGCCGCCAGTGGGCTGTATGTGGACTATGCCGGCGCTCCGATCAACGTACCGGAATCGCCCACGCGGGAGGATGCGCTGGCGGCGCTGGTGATCTTGAAAGAGCCGTACAGCGAGTTCCAGTTTGCCGATCCGGCCATGGGGTTGTCGATTGCGCTGGCCGCGACGTTGACCGCCACGGTCCGGCGCTCGTTGCGTACCGCGCCGATGATGGCCTTCGATGCGCCGGTCATGGGTGCTGGCAAGGGGTTGCTGGTGAAAGTGTCCGCATTGATCGCCACGGGCCGGCCAGCGCCCTTGTTGAGCCAGGGACAGGATGAAGCGGAAGCGGAAAAACGGCTCGGCTCGATGCTGCTGGCCGGGGTATCGATGATCAACCTGGACAATATCGAACGGCCCGTCGGCGGTGAACTGCTTTGCTCGATGCTGACAGAACCCGTCTGCAATCCGCGCATTTTGGGAAAGAGCGAATCTCCCGAGATGCCCTGCAATCTCACAATGTTTGCGACCGGGAACAATTTGCAGTTTGTCGGGGACATGGTGCGCCGGGTGCTGATTTGCCGGCTAGACCCAGGAGTAGAACGTCCCGATGCACGGCGCTTCAACCGCAATCTCAACGAATGGATACCCCAGAACCGGGCGCGGCTGTTATCGGCGGCGTTGACCGTGCTACGGGCTTACATTGTGGCCGGCAAGCCCAAACAGCCGATTGCCCCGTATGGCTCGTTTGAGGAATGGTCGGACTGGATTCGCTCATCGCTGGTGTGGCTGGGCGAAACCGACCCGTGTTTGAGCCGGACGGCGTTGGAAGATGATGATCCCGTACTGTCTTCTCTCCATGCCGTGTTGTCGCTGTGGAGCCGCGATTTGGGGCCGCGCGTCTACACGGCTGCCGAGGTCTGCCAGAAGGCGGAAGGGGATTTGCTGCTGGCGCTGCTGGATGTGGCGGCGGGTCGCCGTGACCCGGATAAGCTGGATGCCAAGCGTCTCGGCAGGTGGCTACTGAAACACAAAGGACGGGTGGCCGATGGTCTACGGATCGTCAAGGGTGAGGATAGCGGCAAGAAAATCGCGCTCTGGGCGGTTATTCCAGCGGAAGCAAACCCCGTGAAACCCCGTGAAAATCCAGCAAACCCCGTACAAACCCCGTCAATAAATACTAATACAATCAAAGATCATACGGGGTATACGGGGTTTAACGGGGTTTATTCTAACCCTACACATGAGAAAAGAGATTTATCACATAATGCTAACAATAGTAGCATTGATGTATATAAGGGGGATATTCCCTATGTAGGGATGGAGAATAAGGCTTTAAACCCCGTCAAACCCCGTACATTCAATGGAAACAATGATTTAGGTTACGGGGTTTTGAATCCGCAAACCCCGTCAAACCCGGAAGACGACATCGCCGCTATTCGCCGCGCCCAAGACATCGCTGATGAATGGTGTCCAGAATGACAACATTCCAAGCCCGTGAAATTTTCTCTTCCTGGAGTCCCGACCTCAAAGCCGCGTTGAAAGGCGCTGCGCTGCGCAATCACTGGCAAGCCGAGGACTGGCCCTACCAGATTGCCCTGTGCGTCGATGCGCTCACCGAGGGGCGCGCGACGCAAGCTGATTTGATTGCTGAATACCAACTCCCAATCCCGGAAATGACTCATGACTGAAACCGTACCGCTCTACACAACGCCACGTGACCGCCAGGAAGGCGGCGATCACTACCTGAACATGGGCATTCAGCCCTGGGACGCCATGAGGTTTTGGCTATCACCGGAACAGTTCACCGGTTACCTCCTGGGGAACGTCATCAAATACGTCGCTCGCTTCAACGCCCGTGCGGACGGCAAAGGCGGGTTGCCGGATTTACTCAAAGCCCGTCATTACCTAGACCAACTGATCACCCTGGAGTCCCACGAATGATCCTGCCCGTCAAACGCCTCACTGAGACTGCCGTCCTCCCGACCCGCGCCTATGCCGGTGACGCCGGACTCGACCTGTATGCCGATGAATACCGGATCGTGCGGGCCGGGAATCGCGCCCTGGTGAACACCGGCCTGAGTGTCGCCATTCCGCCCGGCTATGTCGGATTGATCTGGCCGCGGTCCGGGCTGGCCGCGAAATATGGCATTAGCGTAGACGCCGGGGTGATTGATGCGGGTTATCGCGGCCCGGTGAAAGTGCTGATGACGAATAGCAGCGAGCAGGAATATACCGTCCATGCTGGCGACAAGATCGCGCAACTGCTGATCCAGCCCGTCGCGCTCATCCCGCCCGTGGAAGTGGACGCACTGGACGCCAGCGAGCGGAACGGCGGCGGTTTTGGGAGCAGCGACGTATGACCGCTAAAACGGCGTTTTTAGCCGCTGTGGAGGACGTGGTGGCCCGTTGCCTTGTCCCCGTGCCTTCCGCGCCGTTAAGGGCGCTTTCTGAGGCTGTAGCGGCGGGGACGGAAGCGGTTGAATCCGGCACTGAAACCGGGGAGGAATTAGAGCGGCTGTGGGAGGTGTACGACGCCGCCGAAAATCTGGATTGGAGTTTCTGGCCGTCAACGGAATTTGGCAGCCCAGAAGCCCTGGTGCATCCCGATACCGTGCAGTCCCTCGCCGATGCGCTCCATGCCTACCGTGTAGCTGAAAAGGAGCGCACATGACGCCCGTTGGCCCGCGTATCGCCGCTTGCACGGGTTGCAAGGCGCAAATCCGTATCCCGGATGACGCCAAGCCCGGCCACCGGGTGATTTGCACGCATTGCAACGCACAGTATCGCGCCTGGCAACTGCTGGCCCGTGCGCAGCGCTTGGAGGAACAATCCGTTGAAGGTTGAATTCATTGATAAATTAGGAAGCGACCTTGCGATTGTGAACGCGGCCCGAGTCAGCATGGACAAACACCATGCTGAATTCGACCCGGACAGCGATACCCGATTGTTGCGGTACTTGGCGAGAGAAAAGCATTGGACGCCCTTCGCTCATGCGCAAATCTCCTTGCGCGTATCAGCGCCGATCTTTGTAGCCCGGCAACTGGCGAAACATCAAATCGGGCTGGTTTGGAATGAAATCAGCCGCCGGTATGTTGACCATGAACCGGAATTCTATACGCCAGCGGAATGGCGAGAGCGGGCTGAGAATGTCAAGCAGGGCAGTGGTGATGCGATGAAGGAGCAAGGCGTAGCGCGAATGTTTTATGAGCAAGCGCTATTAGAGGCTCAGGATCAATATCGGCATTTGTTGGGTATCGGCATTTGCCCGGAACAGGCCCGGATGATTCTGCCTCAGTCGATGATGACCACTTGGATTTGGACGGGCAGTTTAGCCGCGTTTGCCCGCGTTTGCGGGCTGAGACTCGATAGTCATGCGCAATCGGAAACACGGGAGATTGCCGTGCAGATTGCCGAGATTTGCGCGATCCATTTCCCTGTTTCATGGGCCGCACTCAACCCGGAAAAATAGACCTGCTAACAGCAGGAGAGTGATGTACAATCAGCATTCCCCTATCGGTGGGTATCGGTATGAAAGGCACTTTTCAAAAAACCGTCGAGAGCCATGCCTTGGCGTGTCAAACCTGCGCTTCCTTTCGAGAAGACGATCCCGATATTTTCTACTGCGAATGGCAACAAGCCGAGTTCCCCGCCTTGTGCGAGCAGTATCAGCATTCCAAGCACATTGCGCCCATGAGAACCGAATGGGGGACTCCCGATGAGCGCGTATGACAGCATTCCCTTCTTGCGTTCACGCATCGCCATGTTTTTGAAAAGCGGCGCGGGCGATCCTTCGGCGCGAGCCTTGCTGGAAGACGCGGCAGACGTGCTGAGACAGGCGGAACAAGCTCTCCGTTACTGGAGACAGCGGGCCGAATCAGCGGAAGACCTGAGTCAGGCCGAACAGGATGATGGCAAGTAATGGGCTATGACGCTGAGAAGTTGCGCTCGGAGTTGATCCGCGACGAGGGGCTGCGGTTGACCGCATATCGCGACACGTTGGGGCATTTGACCATTGGCGTCGGACACCTGATTCAACGCGGCGAGTCCTTCACGGCGATTTCTCAGTCCTTTGCGATGGAATTGCTCGATGCGGATATCCAGACCGCGCAACGCCGGTTGAACAACATCTACCCGGCTTGGCGAGAGTTGGATGAGGTGCGGCAACGAGCCATGTTGGGCCTCACGTTCAATTTGGGTTATCGCCTGGCCGATTTTACCCGGTTTCTTCACGCGGCGAAGTCCGGCGATTGGGAGAAAGCGGCGGATGAATTGATGAAATCGCGCTGGTATAAGCAGGTTCGGTTACGCGGGCCGCGAGTCGTTCATGCGATTCGTACCGGGACGGAATGGGGGGGCGCTTGAACATCAACCTGCGTGAACCCTCGACGAAGCGCGGCATTGCGATGATCATCACCGGGTGTACGGTGTTGTACCAGACGATTTGGGGGTCTGGTCAAATGAATATCGATGCGCTGTTCAGCCGCGTTGATTGGTGGTTGGGTGTTGGGCTGAACATTGTTGGGATGTTCGGATTACTGCCCGATAGCCCGCCGCGCAACCCGCAGGAACGCACCCGTGCCACGGATTTACCCAAGATCGAATTACAGGGTCACTCGGAGAGTGTTACCGAGAGTCGGAATGGTGATGCTGCTGATCAGCCTGAGCGGGTGCCTCCTGCTGATCGCCGGTTGCGCTTGGACGTGCCGCCCGGCCATCGCACCCAACCCGAAAGCGATGAGCGGGGGAGTGATGAGTCGTGGCACGGTTTTAACGACCGTTGAGAGTTGCGGTTTGAGTTGCGAACGACGGTTTTAACGAAGAGGAGCGACACTGATCATGATGATCAATACTTTGAATGTTTTTTATCCCCACACGAAGGAAATTCTCATGAAAGTCTCTGAAATTGCCAATGCGGTCACGAGCGTTTCGGCGCAACTGACCAAGGTGCAAGCCGAAGTCCTGACCCGGCTGAATGACCTGGAAAACGCCTTGATTGACGTGGAAATCCCGGAAGAAGCGGCGACGGCGATTGAAGCGTTGCGCACCCAAGCGCAGGCGCTCGATGATATCGTCCCGGATGTCGTGGTTGAGCCGGAGCCGATTGAGACGGTTTAGCCTGTCACTGAGTAATTATTGACGGCGAGTCAGCGATGGCTCGCCTCTTGGAGAACACCATGAAAGACGATAAACGCTTGGATGTGAAACTTTCGCTGGTCATTACGGACAACGAAAAACCTTTTTCCTCGTCTACTGTGACTTGGGAAGATGTACCGTATATCGGTGTGCTGGAGATTGAAAAGAAGTTGATTGCGTTTTTGACGGAAATGAATCAACTGGGTTATGCGCAACTGGAAGCGAATACCCCCTCATGAAATCGTTGCTCCTGTCGGCTTTGCAAACCATTGTTCGTGCCCTGATCGGCTCGATTCGTTACGATGAAATCAAGCAACTGGTTGAGCGCGTGGAAACGAATGAAGAGCGATCAGGAGCCGAGAAACGGGCTTTGGTGCTGACGGGATGCCAAGTCGCGATTTCGTTAGTGGGTACGGCGCTGGTGAATCTGGCGATTGAAGTTGCAGTGCAGTCTCTCAGAAAGGGGTAATCCATGGCGGTATTCACGCTCTCAAAAGATCGTTACGGGCATAGTTTCAAGTGCGGTAGTACGTGGAGCTTTCTCTTGACCCGTAAAACTCGCGATGAAGAAACCGGTATTGAAAC